CGGCTGCCCCAGGCGGCGGCGACGGCTCGCCCGATGGGGGCGCCGCGGGCGGAACCGCAGCCGCGCCGGTCCCACCAGCCGAACCGGGAACAGGCTGTGCAAGGCCAGTGAAATCAGCCTCGCCCAAAAACCGATCAATGCCGCGCTCGGGCTGTGCGCCCGGCTGCGCTTCTTGCGCCGGCGGCAGGCTTGGCGCTCCGGCTGTGGTCATGTTCGGCACCGGCTCAATGGCCTGGGCGCCGGTTCTGCCCATGTTGCGCGCTTCTTGCAGCGTGGCGATTGCCGTGGTGCCAACCGCTTGCGGCCCGGCCCCAAGCATTTCCATCAAGACCTCGGAAGGCGTCACCTTGCCTTGGCCCAAAATGCCCGCACCAGCCTCGCCCACGCCCTCAGTGCCAATTTCAATGCCCATGTTGCGAAGCGCAATGCCAGTATTGCGAAGCACTCCAGCGCCAGGCCGCAGCCCGCGCGCCAAGCCAAAGCTTGCTACGTCGGCCAAGGCTGGGGCGTAGGCGGCGCGCTGCGCGGCCTGAAATTCCTCGCGCACGACATTCATATTGCCGCTCATCCACGCCTGAACCGCGGCTGGATCTTCGCCATTTACGCCAGCGACCGCCATGCGCTCCGAAAGCGATTCAACAAAGCGCGGGCCAACGTCAGCCACATACCCGCCGCCAAACGCACCAAGGCGAACGCCTAGCGCCCCTGCGCCTAAGCCGCCAGCAAGCGCGCCAGCAAGCGGCAGTATTTGGTTCGGCAGGCTTTCCACGGATGCTTGCTGCACAATGCCGCCGAAATCGCTGCTCAGAATGCGCCAGGCGTCCCTGTACCGCCCACCGTCCACCGCCTCCGCAAGAGCCTGAACATTGGGGTTCCGCAAAAACTCCTGCTGGTCGGCGCGCGACTTGATGAACGACTGAATGGCGCCGCCCAAAGCGCGCTCTGTGCGGTCGCGTAAACCCTGCCGCTGATCCGGCGACAATTCGGCCCAAAGCGGCGCTTCCGCAGGGGTCGCCCCGCCATCGGCTCTATCGGCCAAGGCGAGGGCTTCCATCATGCTTTTGGCGCTGGTTAGGGATAGGCCCTGCTTGAAGGTCTCCCAGCCCGAACGAAGCTGATCCCCCGCCCGCTCAAGCCCGGTCGCCTCGCCATAGGTGATGCGCTGCCCGCCAAAGGATTCGGGGCTATCCATTTGAAGCGGGCGCGCGGTTTCTGCCAGCAATTCATGGCCGCGATCAGGAACAAAGCCCAGGCGAGCAATGCCCTCATTGATTCGTGTCCCGCGCAATGAAAGTGGGGTCTGCTCTACCTGCGGGCCTGGGTATTCCTCAATCTGCCGCTGCGCTGGTTCGGCCTGCGGCGGCAAGGGGAGATCCGGCGCCGGGCGTTGCGGCGGCGGTTCAGCCTCGGGCAATGACATGAAGCTGGATGGCGTGAAGCCAATCAGTCCCGCGCCGCTCGCGCGTGGCGTGGCTACGCCTCGCTCTTTGTCAAGGAACGCCTTGGCCGCACGGGCAGCCGCGCGCTCGTCGCCAGCCTCAATCTCAAGGATGCGCCCGTCAGGGAGTTCTACTTCAATCAAAAGACAATCTCCCCATTTTCATTGACGCGAATGCGCTGCCGCCCCGCTGCTGGCGGCGGCTCTGCCTGCATCCCGCTCTGGCCAATCGGCGCGGACGGCGCGGGGGTGTCCTGGGGCGCCACGCGCGGCGCGCTGCTGCCGAAGGGGTTGTTACGCTGCCACCGGCTAGGTTGTGGCGCGGCCGCTGTCGCGGGGGGCGGAGGCGCCACGGCCGCCGATCCGCCAAGTGCGCGGCGCCAATTCGGGCCGAACACTTCCATCGCCTTGTCAACATCGGCCTGACTGGCGCCCGATCCCGCCAATCGAGCATAAACACTGGCAACGGTATTGGCCGAAGCCTGCGCCCCGCCAGCAATGCGCGCCGCCTCCTGTGGCTCCACGCCCGCGCGAATCAGCATTTGCTCCTGCTGCTGCCGAGCGCCCTGCCTTGGCTCTGCCGTAGCGCGAGGCCCGGCAACCTGCCCGCTCCCGCGCTGGCGCGTAACCGGCGATCCATTTTGGTCAATGACTGCCCTTGCCGGAGCGTTGGGATTGGTGGGGTCCACCATCACAAGTTCTTCCTCGCCAGGATTTGCACCCTGCCGCCAAACTTGAGACTGGCGCGTAGGGCGCGGTTGCGGCGGCTGGCGCGTAGATCCGGCATTGCCGCTTGGGCCTGCCGCTCTTGCGGCTGTACGCGCTGCGTTCAAATCGCCGCCCGTGCGCAAGTAAGTTTCAACGAACCGCTGTTGCTGGCTTTGCTGGCGCGGATAGAACCTACCTGCCATCAGCCCGGCGTCAGCCAGAAGGCCGCGCTGCTGCGCATTGTTCAGCACTTCCTCCGGCAACTCTATCCCGGCCCGGCTGCCGTAAAAGCGGAACGTATTCAGGTCGCCGCGCTGTAACGCAAGCATCGCTAGGCGCTCGTCGCGCTCAAGCTGGCGCTGCTCTTGCGCGCTGCCACGTTGCAGCAGGCTCAGTGCGGCGGCCCCGCCCCCGCGTACCTGCGCCAATTCGGTCAGAATATTTTCGCGGGCATCCTGCGCCCTGCGCCGGGGTGCAGCGCTTGGCTGGCCCGCAGATTGCGGCGGGCTACCGCTCGGAGCTTGGCTTGGGGCCGGTGCCGGGGGTTGCGGTGGAAGCGGCATTGCGGCGGGTGCGTTCCCCACATTTGCGCCGGCCGGCGCTTGTGGTTCCTGCGGAATCGGAATGGGTGGCGGCAGGCTACCGGGCGCAACCTCATTCGTGATCGCGGATTGCGTGACGGGGACGCCCGCAGTCGGACCAGCGCCCGGCTGCTGCTGCCCAAAGGATCGCTGCAAGCCGCGTCGGATTGCCTCATCAACCGCTCGGTCAGCCGCCTGCCTTTCAAGCCGCTGAGTGCGCTCATTGGCTTCATCAAATCCGCGCGTGACTGGATTGGTTGTGATGAATGAATTTAAGCGACCGCTCATGATGTTGAGTTCTCCCCGCCTACCAAGCCAACCTCAAATGAATGCGGTCCATCCGCTTGAACCGCCCGTAGCCAATGACGTGATTCCATTGACGCTCTGCCCAATTGCGTTGCCCCAAAGCTGGCCATTAGCAATGGTGGTATTCGCGCGGTTCATCCCATCATCCAAAACTGCGCGTCCCTGGACTTGGCCAATCTGGCGAGTGTCGGCGGCGGTTGCCCGTCCCGTATCAGAAATGCTTTCGGCAATACGGTTGCCCTGGCCCAATTCCGTATTGGCGACCGAGCCGCCTTCTTGCGCGTAAATACGAGCAATATCGGAGGTTGCGGCATCGCGCCGGTTCGCTGCGTTCTCCCGCAAATTGATATTGGTCGTCTCCGCATTGCGGTTCAGTTGGTCGTTATCCGCCGCCGCCGAAGCCAGAAATCGGCGATCCGCATCCAAGATAGCCGCCGCGCCCGCTCGCCCAGCGCCGCGCAATCCTGATTTGGCAATGGTGGCGCGGCCTGTGCGCTGCAAATCCTCGCGCGCAATGGTTTGATTCGGTGTCAAGCCAAGCCTAAAATTAGGGTTGTAAAACTCGGCCTGGCGCTCAGTAAGCGGCTGCATGGTACTCACGAATTGCGCCGTCCCAGCGCGAATAGCGCCAATACCGCGGTTGGCGGCTTGACGCATTTCGGCCTGCGCCTTTTCCGCCGCCTCAATCTGCATCTTCGTAGAGTCACGCAGCGCGTTGGCCTGTAGCTCAGCGGCGGCATAAGATGCTTGCGCGGCGGTAGATGCCGCTTGCCTGTTTGCGTTACTGCCAAAAATGGCACCGACAATCGCCCCAAACATATCCGCTTATCCCCCCATCATGCCGGGTATCATCCCGGCGCCGCCTTGCATCTGCATTTGCTGGTCCGGCGCAGCGCCACCCATGCCGGGCGGTCCCTGCTGCTGCTGATCCATTCCCATTGCATCCGGGCCGAACATTCGCATGGCTTCCTGCACGATCGGCGCAAAGTCCGGCCCAAGCACCGCCAGAAAGGCCGAAGCAACCAGGGGATCAGCACCAAGCGCACCCATGACCATTGCCTGCATGTCAGGCGGCAGGCCGGCAAGCCGCTTCTTGGCTGCGGATGCCGGGTCCAGTTCGCCGCCAAGCGATGTTGCTGCCGGATGGCCTGGCTCATCAGCATAGGGGCGGCGCAGCATACCGCCTGTTGGCATGGCCTCACGCGCAAGCGGGACCGCGCCCGCCATAGGGGGGGATGGCATCATGTCTGTCTGTCTCCGAAAGTGGGGCGATCAACGACCGCCAGCTATCTCATCCATGCTGGCGAGTAGCGCGCGAAAGGTGGCGGTAGCGGCCTCAGCCAATTCCAGCCGGTCGCGTAACTGCTTCACAAACGCCTCTGCCTCTGCCGGCAGGGGGTAGAACACATGCCCGGTCGCAAACCGCAGCGAGGCCATAGTCTTTGCCAGGACAGCACCGCCGCGCCTGTGCGCCCCATGCAGCACATAGGCTGCGCCAAGCCTTGCGTCCTCAGTCGTCAGCCCGTCAGCAAAGCGCCGCGCTGCCTCTGGCTTACGTCCCGTCACACCATGCTCTGCCTGCATCATAGCGAGGTCTGCATCCAGCAATGCAACGCGCGTCAGGTGTGAAGGCAGGTGGGGGTCAACAACTCTGTGAATGGCGCGAAACGCAGCCAGCCAATCCGCCCATTCCTGGGGTGTGACTGTCCCCGCGCTCATGCGCTGGCCTACCGGATGGGCCTCGCAGGCATGGTGCAGGTCGCGTGTGGCGGCGTAGAGGCTCATCAGACGAAATACTCAATCGCCAGCGCCACCAAGACACCCGCCAGCGCAGGCCAAGCCATGTCACGAAAGGCGCGCGGCTTCCATTGCCACAACGCGATACGGTTGCTGCCGAAATGTTCTTCGCTTTGGCGTCGCTCACGCGACAAATAGAAGGTGAACGCTGCAACGGCGCCAGCACCCCACGGGCCTATAGGCGCGGCAGCTAGGATTCCACCGACCACCAAAGTGATCAGGACGCCAATCAGCGCGTGGGATAGCGCCGGAGTGAAAGGTTTTTGCGCCGCCATGGATTATGCTCCCGTGATTTTTGGAAACCAAGATGGATCAGCCGAAATGCCTTCGCTGTTGGGGGAAGGCACGACCCATCTGCCATCCGCGATCTGGCGCGGCACGGCCCAACAAATCGTTGGCTGAGAATTAAAATCCGTCACTCCGGTCACTGCGTTCTTGTTGTACACCGGATCATCCAGACCCATACTGCGATCTATATTTCGTGCGGCAACTTCCGCTTGCTCGAAGGTATTGAAGACCAGATACTTTCGCATGGAATCACCCATTCTATGGAGGCGCGTTTCGGTATGGGTGCGCCAAAGGAAGGCTGGTTTGCACCGCCCATTTCCAAGCCAGATAACCCTCAAGCTTTTCACGATCTGCCGCGACTAATGCTGCGTGAAAAATAAGAACCTCGCTAACCAAACCGGTGAAGTATTCAACCAAACCATTCCATGAGCCGATGGAAAGCGGCCCGGCTTGTATGGCCCCGCTGGAAGTCGCGCCACTGGCAACCGCAGTACCATTGTTCCAAGTCTGAAGCCCCGACGCGCTATTGATCGCCCGTCGAGCCACGCCAATATTCACGGCACCGGAGACGAAGCCCGCAGAGGGGCCTGCTGTTCCTCCATCTTGGTAGCTGATCAAGCGCCCAGGCCCCCACGGATACACGAAGTATGGGTTTGCGTTAGTCTGAAATCGGACTATGGACTGCTGGGTGGGCGCCACGCTCGGGGATGGATTTGCCACCACGCACAAAGTTACATTATCGAGTCCGGTAATATCATAAGTGGCATGTTTCAGCGATTGCCCCCCGCTGAAAACAACTGACGAACCGCTCAAAATCGGCATGAGAGATAACGCGCCCTGTGAGACATGCCGCGCGTTTCCGCTCAGATCATTCCACTGCGAAATCTGATTGCTGCCGTTAATTGTCAAAGAGCCAAGGCTGGACGCATCAAGCCATAAGGCGGGGGATAGAAACGCTGGTGTCCACGAAGGCGAATACGTTGAGCCGAGCAGAAGCTGCATAATACTCATGGTCAGGTGAGCCCTGGACCGGAAATGAGGAATTCATTGCTTGCCACACAATAGACGGTGCATTGCCCGTATCCCGCTAGAGTGCGGTTTCCGGTTATCGTTGTGCCCGCAAAACGCAGCGTGACGCCCGCCCCTTGCGTAATCGTCTGGTTGCCGGCGCTGTTGTTCACGATGGAAAACACCTGCCCAGGCAAAAAGACGCCGCTTGGAACCGTCACGCCGCCTGTGGTGATACGGATGGTGCCGCCATTGTCTGATAGTGCCGCCGTGTAAGCTGCGGTGCGGTTGGTCACGGGAATGTCGGAAGGACCAGCCGGACCTTGGGGGCCAGTCGGACCAGCAGGGCCTTGGGCGCCAGCAGGACCAATCGGGCCAACCGGACCAGTCGGACCGGTATCACCAGCCGGGCCTTGAGGGCCGGGCGGGCCTACAATTTGCCCGACATTGGCCCAAACAGAACCCGTCCAAACATAAAGATTACCGTCTGCGGTGACTATATAGGCGTCATTAACCACCGCGCCTGTAGGTAAGTTGGCAACAGTCGCAACACTACCGAGCAGGCGTATAGAAGTGCCCTGCGGGCCAGTCGGCCCAGTCTCACCTTGCGGGCCTTGAATACCTTGCGGACCTTGCGGACCTTGTGGGCCAGTCCCCACAAGATACCAAGCGTTGCCGTTACTGCGATACATTTCCCCGTCTGCGCCATAAACTATCGCGCCAGCGTATAGAACGGGATCAAGCGTAATCGGGACTGCCTGCGGAATACCGTGCCCAAGTAGCGGTGCGCGGCCAGAGCCGTATTTTTCTGCCATCACACCACCCCGATATGTTCAGCCGAAAGCCGTTCTTCGGCGCTGCCCCACACATCAAACACCGCGGCAAACTCAGCGCGGATTTGGAGTCGGTCGCCATTGACTCCAGCAGCAACACGCTTCGTCAGACTGCGCCCCTGCACCGGAATATAAGCGGTATCAAACGCCGGCACCGAAACGCGACCGGGCGAGAGGACCGTCACGCCGCTCTCAGTCAAAAACTGCACCTCGACCCACCGCGCCGTCGCCGTCTTGTTGTAAACCGCCAAAGGCGTCAGCAAGAATACCTCGCCAGGGCGAATTGCCCGCGTAGCGTCCAGAGGATCGCGCGCTGCAAACGCTTGGCTCGGGTCGGGCACGGAGAAATCCGGCGCATCCGCGAGCGTCGTGAAGGTCGCAGGGACATCAACCAAGGTGATGTTCAGCGGCTTGCCGCTTGCTGGCGTCTTGCAGGTAATCCGAGGCATGTCAAAAACTCCTGGCGATGGCGGTTCGGGTCGCTACGCGGCGCACGGCGGAATCAAATGGCGGGCCGCTCAACTCTCCCGTGTCGGCGCTGATTTCCAAGCCACCAACAAAAATTGCATTGCCCTGGTCGTCTTGGCCGCTGGCAACAACCACCCCCTCGTTCTGCTCAAGGATGCTGTCGCGGATGGTAGCTGCGTTATTGGCCGGGGGGATGCGGGCCAAAGCAACACCCGCCATTACTGCGGTCCATGTATGACCGATGGCTGTGATTTTGCTCGGCTCCCGGCGCGTTACAGGGCTGCTTATCGTGCTGACCACCGCCGCCGTCATATTGCTGACCATGGTTTGCGCCGGGCTGGCGATACCAAGAGCGTTGATCTGATCGCGCATATTGTTGAACGAAAAGACAAAGGCTGGCAGCATGGCTACGTCGAAAACGCGCTGGCCGACTGTGTTGAACAGGCCCGCCGCAAAGTCTTGGATTGGCTTTTCGCTGGCGTATTCCAGCCCCCACCGGATGCACTGAAGGAACAGCGCCGCATCCGCGCGTGTCGCCGCTTCATCGCCCGCAGTCCAGCCGGTCGTGTAGCCACCCGCGACCAATGCCGCCCACACCGCATTGATAATGTTGTTTTGCGATCCCGCCACAAGCGTAGCAGCGGCAGTCTGGACGCTTGGCGTTCCCGCCACCGCAGCCGGCACAACAATGTCGCGGTAGCCCTCAGCGGCGAGTGAAAAGTCTCCAAACTGCGTAGAGCAAGCCGAAAGGATGATTTGCCCGCCAGTCATAGCAAGAAAATGCTTGTGCGCCCACATCGAAACGGCGTTGACCGCATTGATGAGCCCGCCGTTCTTCGCGCAATACCCGATTCCATTATGAGAAACGGGAGTAGCGCCCCAGGTCATAATGTTTGGGAAGGGACTATACTGGCTGCACACCAGTCCGTCAGCCAGCACGACGCCGCCCCCGATACCCACGGCGGGATTGCCATTGGCGCGGTCAAGCGGCGGCGCCACGGCGCTCCATGTGCGCCCGGTGCGGATGGCACATTTATGAGCATACGGCACACGGTTGATGACCGCGCCAGGGCGGAAGCTGAAGGCAAAACCGCTGGTCGGATTGGTCAGGCTGTCGAGGCGAAAATCCTCTATGAGAAACCCCTCAACGAAACAGCCCGATCCCATCCGAAAGACATTGCGCGTTTCAAAGCCCGGCGCCGGGCGAATGATGGCCGTCCGATGCGCTGACCGTATGACGCAATTATCCGGCAGATCAAGATGCCCTTCCGTGGTATAGACCCCTGGATAGACCTCAATCAGCGTAGGTTCTCCCGCCGCAGTCGCCAGTTGCAGCGCTCGCTCAATAGTGGCTACCGCCTTTGTCAGAGACGAGCCGTTGTTCAGGTCCGAGCCAAACCCCTGCACATATATCGTGCGTGAAACCGCCTGAATTGCAGCATTCACGGCAGCCGCAAAGTTTGTAATAAAGGTGGATGGTATTGACGCCAGGGCTTGCGGAGGCCCGATGCCTGCTGCTGTCCTTGCCAATACGCGCATGGACGGCATGGTGAGCGACGAATTTTCAATGTCGCCTGGCAGCACATACAAACCGCCGCGAAGCTGGTCTATTGTGGCTTTGCGCGATGCGCCCTGTTGGCTGACCTCGATCTCATCATTGGAATTGAGAACGGAAACCCCAGGAAGCTGCGAAAGTCTTACTGTGCCTGACATGGCTTTCTCCAGCCTGTATTTGTTCCGGTAATCACGGCGCGCTATTCAATGCGCCAGCACACTCCAAAATATCTCAAGGCGGCATTGGCGCCAGCAACGACGCTGCCGCCGTCATTTTCGCCTGCGGTAAGTGCCGCTATCGTGCCTGCCGGCGCATTGGCGTGAACCAAAAACCACAGCCACCGCCCGCTAGCTGGCAGCGTAGCCGCCACATTGGCCGCGCCGCCTGCAAATGCTTGGTAGGCCGTTTCGGCGGGCCTGGGCATTGCGCCAAGCGTGGCCCGCGCTTTCGCGGCGCTGTCATCATCCAAAACGGCGCGCGTGAAGTCAGTCGTTGCCGAGCGAGGCAAAAACTGTTCCGACAAAATCAGCGCGTTATAAAGGTCTTGCAGATAGCGTTGCACCGCCAGCAAAGCCACGCCCGGTTCGGCAGGAAGTCGCGGCGGCGGCCCAAGCGTATTTTGATTATTCGGCACCGGACTCAATGCCCCAATCGCTCAACCAAAACCATCGCCTTGACAAACTCAAACGGCACCGGATCATCGCAGGAAATCTCCATCTGCCACGTCTGGGCGCAGCCCATACCGCCAAACTCTTGGACCATTGGCTCGGTAGCCGTCCGCCCCAAGGTTTTCCAAACCCATCTGGTCCACAGGTCATTATCCCGGCGCACACGCACGCCAAACCTGGCTTTGGGCAGCGTTCCAAAATCCACTACGCGCGCTTTGCCGTCCTCAGTCACCCGCACAAAACCATCTTCCGTAATGCGCCGAAGCTGCCCGTCACCGAGCGAAAACATGAAATCATTGCCCGCCATGCGCAGCCGAACACGCACATCATCAAGTCGGGAAGGTCCGAAATCATCCACATGCGCGCTGCGGATTAAGCACCGCATGGGATCCGCAAGGTTTTGGTAATATGTGGGGTCCAGCTCGGCTATGCCGTCTTGCACCCCAACAAAGACCCGCCCCCAGGCTTCTTCGAGCGACCAGCCCGGCCAGCGCGCATAACCGCCAGTGAGCCGGTCATAGCCCCACAGGAAAGACCAGCGCCCGCGGTTCATGTCCAGCAGCAGCGTTACGCCCCGCGCATCATAGCCTGGCGCGCTGGCATTGGGCGCCTGCAAGATGATGAAACGCTGCCCCTTCACAGACACGCTATCGGCCCAGGCGTCCGTCCAGTCGTCTATGTTCTGCAAGGTCAGCGCAATGTCGTCGCTTTGGCTGCGCGTCACCTGCGCCTGAAACCGCACAAACTCTGCCGACAAGTTGACGCCAAAGGTGCCCATCTTGTCGGTGACAAGCGTGTAGGGATGCGCCAAGCCTTCGCCATTGGTCCATCGCCGGAAAAACGGCCGGTCGCCCGAGGCCAGCGTTTCAAATTGCTCGATGCTTTCCGGCCCGCAAAGCAGCAATTCATTGTATGGCGTGACCGCCGCCGCCACCAGATCGTCCGGCTTGCCTTCTGCCGTGAATACCGAAAGATCGTCCCACACGTCATAGCCGCCCGGCTCGCTGTAGCGGAACCGGCCAGAATAAGGCTCAATCGCAATCAAATAGCCGTCTATCCAGGCAACGTGAGTTGAGTTCGGTGCGTCAGCCGAAAGCAACCGCGTTTGGCCGGAATCCAAAACCACCAATGGGCCGCCCGCCGCAATCACTAGGCTTTCATCAGTGGCCGCAAAGGTCGGGCGATTGCCGCCTGAAAGCGGGATTCCGGTAACATTGTGCGCCTGCGCGTTCCGGCCGATGCGATAGATTTTCCCGGATTGCCCGACGGCCACCAAATCACCGCGCCAGTGCTTGAGCGTTACCCGCCCCTCGCCCGGCAAGGCCACCCATGGCCGCAACCCAGGAAAACGCGACCAGCCGCCCGCGCGATTGGAATAGACATTTTCCGCCGCAGCCACGCGCTTGCGCAGGATCGCCTCGTCGGCATTGGTGAATAAGGCTTCTTCCCAGGGGAAGTTGGCCCATTGCGCCATCAGCGCAGCCCCGCCATCAAAAAGTCCACCATAATTTCCCACTCAACCGTGTGGCTGGCCTCGCCTGTCACCATTATCCGCGCAAGCGCGCCGCTGGCGTCAATCGTCATGCTGTAGGTAGCCAGATTACCGGCGCTGACCCGCACCGTTCCCGCAAGAGCATTGCTCGTCACAGGCGCGCTTGCTGCGGTTGCTGTCGGCCCTCCGCTGAAAACCAGGCTCTCGCCGGTTTGGAAAGTGCCAACCACATCGCGTAGCGTGATTGTGCCGGCCAATCCTACCTGCGTCACGGCAATGACCCTGGCGGTTGCGCCAGATGTGGCGCCCGTCACGGTTGATCCGGCCGTAAGCGTCGTGCTGGCGCTAGTAAAATCCAAAGCGGCGCCTGGGCGACTGACTACGCCCTCAGCGACATAGCTTGCCACCTCCAAGCCATTCATGCGCCGCGCCACAGCATCCGCGCGCACCCGAACCACATCACCGGGCGGCACTTCAATCTGCCAAACCGGCGTAGCCGTATTATTGGTGGTCGTGGCGCGGAAGCGGCCCCGCCGATTGGTTTTCAGCCGGGCAATACGTTCAACTGCTCCGGTTTGTTGCACGGCAGCATTTTCAAAGCAGTCCCGCAGAATAATCGGCTCGGCTGGAACCGACGCGATAAGCGAAACCCCCAGCAGCTCCGTATTGTCCAGCACGACCGCGCGACACTCGCCATTGAAGCGCAACTCGCCACCATCCATACGCCCACCCATAAACCGGATGGATCGGCTGGTGTTCACCGCCTTGTTTGTTGGGTTTGCCCCGTCTTGAATCCTTACATTGCCCACATTGTTGCGCCAGAAGCAGCCAACGAAAAGAACGCTTCGACCGCCCGTGCTGACCACCGCATCGGCGGCATTTGAGTCAAAATAAAGCTGCTCCAGGATAATGCTTTGCGCTTCGGCATCCACTGCCTCAAGCACCAAACCGGCATTGATGCAGGCCGCTACCGAGCCGCCGCGCCATTCAAAAGCGCGTAGCGCCGCACCACCTTGCCCCGGAATCAACTCACCCGCGAGATACGCGCCTCGCAAGCAGGCCGATACATGCACTTCTTCAAGGCTGGCTCCGTCACCGCCAGAGGCATATAGGCCCGTCGCAAAAGCTGTGAATGCAACATTCCGCAAGGCCAAATTCGCCTTGTTGATCGCCCTCAAGCCAACTGAATTCGCGACCGCATTCACACCATTGACGCTCAAATCCTCCAGGCCAGCATTTGCGCCGGCCATGGTGATGACGGCTTGGCCTTGCGTGCTGCGCAATTCCGTAGTGCCGCGCCCCGCGCCCCGTAGCCTGACGCCCTGCGGCAAGGAAAGCGTGGTGAAATCGTAAATGCCCTTCGGTATTAGCACTACGCCGCCGCCATCCGCTGCCGCCGCGCTGATTGCTGCCGTCAGGGTCGCGGTATTGTTGGATGGCGAATTGAACACCAGCGGCCCAAAATTGAGCGCCGGAATCGTGTCGTCCAGGGCTGCGTCCAAGGTGCGCGCAACCGCCCCTGGTCGGCTCGATGTGACCGTTGCAAGCGACGCATCTGCGCCGCTCAAAGACGCTAGAGGTAAGTGCGCAATACCGGTTGCGCCTTCACTATTGATGACAAGCTGGTATGGGACACCCACATAGACCGGGTTGGCAAAACGCCCATAGGTGTTGCCGCTGCCATCCGCATAGGTCGCCAGCACTTGCGGATTGGTGGCAGGCACGGAAAGCAGTGGGTCTGAATAGACGGATGCCAGCGTGGTTGTGCCGGCAATGACGATTTCAACTGTCGCCCCAGCATAGCCGGGGCGCCAAACGTCAAACTCCTGAACGCGGAGAAATTGCGGCATGGCCTGTGATTCCTTGGCTCAGGTTTTGATGCAGATATAGACGGCAACGTTCTTGGGTCGGGTTTCAGAGCCACCAACCGCATCCGTATTCAATGTGTGATTGTGCGCGCCTGCGTTTGAAGTGACAAAAATATCGGTGCCGCCTCCACTCAAAGTATAATTATTGTTATTTCCTGGGCGATAATCGTGATTTATACCACCACCCTGCCCGCCCTGGCCTGCGGTTCCGTGCTGGTGATTGCCGCTTGTCGTTGTGGTGCCGCTGTGCGTGTGGCTTTCAAACGCATCATCCTGAAACGACGCAAAAACCCGCCCCGGATCAAGCCCGCGCCCGCCATCAAATCCGCGCAGGAACACACCACGGTAATCCGGCAAATTGAATGTGGTCGCGCCGTCACCCACGCCATGAGCGGTGCCAATCTTGTCAAAGAGTGCCTTGTATGTGGTGCGCGATACGGCGCTGCCATCACAGAACAGCCAGCCAGTAGGCGGGCTGGACATGGCAAATGCGTCAATCTTGCCTGGCGGATTGGCCGCCGCGATAATGGCCGCAACAATCGCGTCAACATAGCCCTTGCGTGTGGCCTGATTTTCCAGTGTCGGGTCCACGCCCGGCAAAATCAGCGCGCCGGTCATTGTGTCGCCAGCGCGATTGACCACGCCCAAATCACCGCGCGCCTGCTCGGCCGTCCTCGCCTCAATGCCATTGGCGCCCGCATTCACCCTCAGATACGCGCTGGCTGGCGCTGTCGGAATCACCGTGCCCAGCACATCAGAGGCCAGCGCATCCGTAAAAGCGTCAGCGTCAATTTCTTCCTGCCAAAACCCCTGCGCAACTTCGCCAGAAAACGTGTTGCTGACATGGCCTTGCACCGCAATCCAAGTCGTCGGGCCAGCCGGATCTCGCACACGCTCACCCGGATAGTAAAGCGAGAACGCCGTCCACACGCCCCGCCAGCGCGGGATATTGCCAGAAACGCCCAAGCTTTGCGTAATGCCGCCCGCAGAGGTCACGGTCATTACAACGGGCTTTTCGACATAGACCGGGCCAGGAAACTTGCCCTCGCTATCAAGCGCAATAGGATTGGGCCGAAGCGTAGCCCCAACCGGGCCAGCAAACAGGGGCGCTAAGGTCGTGGTGGCCTGGAGGTTCTGATTGACCTCATACACGCTCACCGAAGCAGCCGCGTAGTATGGGTTTTTCAGTGCGAAGTCCGTCAGCAAAGCGCGCTGCATGTCTGGCGTTCCTCAGAAATCGTTGTAGGCAATGCGCCGCGGTTGCCCGGCCTGCTCTTGCCCATCGTAATCTTCCAGATCGCGCAGCAATTCCGCTGCCCGCAGCTTGTGTTCCGCCACCTCATCCGCAGGCAGCTTGCGCACCGGCCCGTTGCCAATCTCGTAGGCCAGGGCCGTAATGAGGTAGAGGTTCCACGTTGTTCGGAGATCCGGCATTTCCGTGGAAAGCTGCCCCTGCCGCATGTCGGTAGAAAACCGCTGGAAGGTCACGGCCAGGGTGTAATGCGGATCATCAGGCGGTGTCGGCCACACATGCAGCGTCGGATCGTCCGTCCGATCCACATAGACCATAACTGGCACATCGCTTTCGCTGGGCTGGCGCGCGTCCCATTCGTCGCGGCGGGCAATCGTTATCTGGCTTTTCTGGCCTGATCGCGTGTCAGTCGCCCACACATCAACCACATGCTGAACGCCCGCAAGGGTGCCCAGGCCAGCAGCCAAGGGATAAGACGACTGACCGGCAAGCAGGGTGAGTGTTGCCGTCTGAGGGATTAGCCACCACGTCCGGCGCCGCGCTGCCACATGGCCGACAATCAAATCCAGCCAGTTGCGCGCTTCTTCCATCTCCACCTGACGCGCGCCATCGTCATTGATGGAATAGGAGCCAATTCTGCGCAGCGCCCGCTCGCAAATCTGCCCGATGGTCAGCGCGCCGGCCATGGCTTATCAGGCGCCCATCTCAAGCGGATCGCGCTTAGTCCCGGTTGCGCCCGCTCGCGCGAGTGCATCTTGGGCGCCCATCATCCTCGCAGTCACGTCGTCCGGCAACTGATCGGGATTGGTTTCGGCATCGCTGGTCATGTCGCGGGCGCGCTGACTGCGCGGCAATTCAACGACCGCGGGGGCGTTCTTGAGAAATTCGACCATGGCCGCCCGATCCTTCGGGTTGATCTCATGGCCACCTGGCCGGGCCACGCACCGGGCGAATAGCGCCTTGGTCGTCAGGTCATCATAGATGGCAACCGTTTGGCCTTCCTGAAGCACAATGCCGCCCTTGGTTGCGCGCAGGTTCAATTGCTCCGGTAATGCAGCTTGAAGCTGGCCGAGCTCATCGAAAACCCTGAACGCAGGATCGCGCAGGAAAACCGCCGCATGTTGGCGCGGCATTGGGGTTTTGCTTTGCGCGGTCAGCTTGTAGAAAAACCCGGCGACCGGCTCATGTGTGCGCGGTTCGGTTTTGGCGTTGGTGTCCGACACTGACCATTGATCGTCGGTCACGGTAATGATGCTCTCAGACATGCTTTGGTCTTTCGTTTTGTTTCAGGGAAAGCGCGGCCTTGGCGCCGAAACGCCAAGGCCATCGCCGCCATCAAATATGCGGCTTGACATACGGCAGCACCGCGAATGCCTGCGCCGTTGCCGAGGATGCGGAGAAGGTGGCGCTGATGGTGCGCGCCGCGGCTGCGCCGATAGCGTGCGTGTCAGGCAGGTTGACCGGCGGCGTGGTGGCAAAGTTCTGGACCAACAGCGGGCCAAGCGTAGGAGTGCCGGAAACGGCTGGGGCAATGGTCCCAGCCGCAGCCAGAGACACCGCATCAAGCAGGCCATCAGCGTCGCCGCCGCTTTCCGAAGAAAGCAGGCCGACTTCAATGCTGCGCGAGCCTTCCGGAACCGTCACACGCAACGCCGCCGCTGGCCACAAAAGCGCGCCGGTCGGGAATTGCAGGCCAGTCGTGCCTTCCGTAGCGGCGGTGAAGTCCGGTGCCGCCAAAGGAATAACTGCCGTGTGCTGAATCTGATCCATGGCATACGGAATTTCAGGATCGCCGCCCGGCCGCGCGCCGCGAAAGACGAAAAACCCGCCATCGGGCGCAAAACCGTAGATGTCCACGGTCGCAATGGTATTGTCCGTGGCAAACCGCATATTGCCGCGCGTCAAGGCGATCGGATTGGCAATGGCTGCCCCCGTATCAGGATTGAAAAGCGAGGCTTTGCGAGCCGTGCCAGGCTGGCAGATGATCGCAGCGCCGCCCGCCGTGGCGATGGGCTGCCCGCGCGCAATGTCTTGGAGTTGCAGAGTGTAGATGTAACGGGTTCCGCTCACGGAAACCTCCTTTTGATCTGGAAAGGTTGAGGGGCTAAAAATGAAAAAGGCGCCGCGCCCGCTTACACGCGGGTTGACGCCTTTCTCAGATGATGGCCTTGCCTGATTAGGCTGCGGCCGCCGTGTACCAGGAAATGATACCGAAATCCTGACGGCTTCGAGCATCAAAGACCGATTGAAATTGCGGCTTGAGCAAACCGACCACGCGCCCGACAGACATACCGGGGCGATTGCCATAGTCGGTATTGTCGGATTCGTTGTATTCGGTTTCGCCAATGGTGGCGAAGCCCAATGCCTGCGCCCCCATCAGGATTGCCTGGGCGCCCTCAACCGTGCCGCCCGAGCCCCACTTGGAACCGCCGGCTAGGCCAAAGGTGGTTGGCACTTTCTGGTGGTCGTAGATCACCAAGCCTTCAACCACGGCTGTTGCGCCCTTGAACAGCGGGTTCGCATCCCCCCTGGCGCCGGCGCGGCTGACAATGGTTTGATAGTTCGGGTCACGGCGAAGATCACGGCATTGCTCGGTAGAGAGCAGCACCGCGTAGTAATCCCTGCCGCCAGAACGAATTGGCTTGATGCGCTTGCGCTTGGCGGTCGTCAGAAGCCCGACAAGCCCGTTCCACGTCACTGTGTCAGCCGCCGTCAGCGTTGCTGTGCTGGTGGCTGCGCCGGCAAAGGCGCGTCGGCCAGATGAAGGAGCGGTCACGTCAGCAGCGAAGCTCAGCGAAGGAAGTTGGCTGGTGCCGACGCGGCTGGAACCATCCAAATTGAGGCTGTAGGAAATGCCGCAGATGGAAAGGAACATCATCTCGTCGAGCTTATCGGCCATCCAGAAGCCCAGCTTTTCGCGCCCAACAGTACGGAAGCGAATCACCGTATCCTGTTCGGACATCTTCCCGCGAGAACGAACGCCCTGGCGAATTTGGTCAATGCGGATTTCAATCTGGTCATTCCACATCGGCTCCTCGTTGCCCTCGAGGATATTGTCGCCCACCGTCCCATCAGAACCGATGTCGCCGACAAGCTGCATGACGCAGATTCGCCCACGTTCGCTTTCCGTCAGTGCGGTAATGCGCTGCACCGGGTTATTCATGCCGGTGCCAGCAAAACCGTTGCTCATCCAGAAATTCTGGTCGCGCCCGGCCTGCCAAAGTTCTGCCCCCCAAATGCGCTTCTTCGCACCGGAAAGGGCGCCAAAATCTGTTGTCGCCATAGTAGTTTCTGCCTTTCGTTATCCTGAGAGGAATCGTTGCCGGACAGTCGGGGGCAGGGCCATGATTTCTTCGTCCGTCATTTGCGAAATGCGCTGATCGGTAAAGACTTCGCCGTTGCCCGCGGTGCCCATGTTGTTTGTGTCGGGCGGCATATCGGCAGCCATTCCATGCTTCCGCAGCCGCGCAGCGGCCGCCTCCGACATGGGTGGTGCGCCGGTTGCCTTCCGGGTTGCTTGCGTGTTTCCTTCAGAGGATGCCGGCAGTTGAACCCCCCACGCGGGGCCAAAACCTACGGAAAGTTGCGCGACCGCCTCACGCAGCCTGCGGGTTTCGTTGGCGGAGTTGCCAAACGGGCGCCCTTCCTGCTGCGCTTGAAAAACCGCCATATCGCGCAGCTTAAAAAGCTGCTCCGGTGACATGGCGGGCAGATACGGATATTGCTGATCCAGTTGCTGTGCATGGGCAGACAGCATTGCCTCATCGGCCATGCTCGGCTGCGCTGCCTGACGGGCAACGGTTTCCTGCACACGCTGAAGATGGATTGCTTGGATTTGGTCCTCGCGATCCATCCTGAATGCCTCGTATTCGGACAGGGTGATTTCGCCCTGATCGTACCGTTTGGCTTCATCCTGAATTGCATCCCTCATCTGCCGAATCGGATCGGTAGCCGGATCGGGCGCTGCTGGCTGCGTAGGCTGGGCTGGGGTTTGCGGCGAATTGGCCGGCGCCCCTTCCTTGATTACGCTTTCCAACGCCTCTGCCTTACCCTTGAAATACTCGGCATTATCCTTCGCGGCCCGCAGGTCGGAATTGACCTTTGCGAAACGCTCGTATGGGACCGCACTAGGCGCCCGTTCTGACGGTTGGTCCGTCTCGGCTGGCGCTTGGTCGTCGCCTTGCGGCGCGGCCTGGCTGCCGATGGGTGCTTCGTGTTGTTCTTGGGTGGCGCGTTCTTCGGCCTCTAGTGCGGCGTAAGCCGCCCTGAGTTCCGCCGCGTCAATGTCGGTCGGGTCCGGCTGGTTGGCCGGCGTTCCGCCATCTTGCGGGCGCGCGTGTTCTACCGCTGGGGCGTCAGCCCCCTCGTTCATTTCCGGTGGCATAGATTATCCTCTGTCCCCTGTATCGGCGGAGAGTTCCGACCAAACGCCCGAACCTCGGCGGCAGGGCGGTCATATCGCTGACCGCGGGCGAACCCTTCAACAACGCCGCTGGGCCAATGCCGCGCGCTGCGCCAAGTTCACAACCTCGTTGCCGGTCGCATCAACCCAGGAATTGCGCATGTGCCATTCAGCAATGCCCTTCTCCCCCAATTGGATCAGATGCTCGGCCGTGTAGCTTTCGACGTTTGAGGGCTTGCAATCCACCTCAATGGCAACGTGAACGTCCCCGTCCTGATCGCGCCAGATCAGGGTGGCTTCCTGCCGGTCGGACCAACCCACCACCCAATGCCCGCCGTGGTTGGCCTGGCGGTTCAGCGCCACGGCCACCTTTACCATCCAAGAGACGATGTAATCTGCCGGCGTCGGGGTAGCCGCATCAGCCCCCATCGCGGCGCCACGCCCATCCGAGAAGAAAATGACCGCATACCACCCGGGCGAAACGTGCCGCTCAAGCTGCCCGGCCAAATCCGCAATGACAATCACATCGGGGACCGTGTGAACCCGATGGCCAACCTTGAATTTCCGAGCCGGAGCAATCATTGGTCGGTTCCTTCAGCCTGCCATCGGGACCGGAGCGCCGGGCTCAGGCCCACTTGGTAGCGATCCGCCATCAATCCCCACCCGGCTCCCGCCAGGCCCAGGGCCAGCCGACTGCGGCGGCGCTCCGCTTTCCTCGCCATCCATTGCCGGGCCGCCATTGTGGCCCATCATGCTTTGTGCCTTCCGCGCCGCCGCCAAGGACGCCTTGAGTTCTTCCTTGCGATCCATGCTGGACGCATCAATCAGGAAATCGTCAGGAATCGGCATACCCATCTGCTTCAGCGAAAGCATTTCTTCAAACTGCGCCTCCATGAAGCTTTTGCTCATTGGCGTCTGGTCCACCGCCACCGCAAAGCTGCCAAGCGTCACGTCATTGATGATGCCGCCCGCGGTGCGCTCATTTATGATCATGGCAACCTGCGTTGTCCCTCGCCCGGTCGCCCGAATTACCCGCCGCTCCGTGTAGAACGCCTGGATCAGCTCAAGATGCTTTCTGCCCAGCAGTTCCGTCGTGCGGCGAAAGTTCGTGACATAATGCTCAAGCCCGACAATCGTTTGCTTCTGCCGCCGCTCAATGGCTTTGCCCGACATCACGGATTGGTCAATCATGCCAAGCGCGCTGTCATTGATGCCGGAGATTTTCTTCAGATCATCCTCGGCTTCCTGCTCAAGCTGCGACATCGCAACCGGCGTCACGCTCGGCTGGATTTGCGCCGGCGCCGGTAAGGTGCCGCCCTTGGTGTCATATTCCATCTGGAAGCCTGGCGTTGAACCAAAGCGTTCCAGATTGGTCTTGGCCTGCGCGTCCAATGATCCCTTGGCGTAGGCCCATCCACCATTGGCGCTTCGGCCAATCATGTTCAGCCGGGCGCTGCGCCGCTTGTTCACCTCGTCTTGCGGATCTAGCAGGTGTTCCACCATGCCCTGCGTCATGCCGCGCCTGAAATACGGGAAGAACCCCGTCAGGCTCATAGTGTCGTACTTGCTCCACCGATCGTACACAATTACGTCGCCGATCATGTGTGCGCAGCGAAGGCGCCGATCCAGGCGTTGCTGAACCACCACCGGCTGCCCATTCTCCTTCGACCACGCGATGGCCTTGTCCACCCGATCCTGATCCCAATGGTCCGGCACAGGCTTGCTGGACCCGGTTTCCAAATCCACAAAGAACCACCGCTTCACGCGAACATAATGCTCAATGTCCAAAAGGCGCACATTGCGGCGGTTGATATCAACAAAGTCATAAAACTGGTCCGAATAGACCGAGGCTAATTCGGCGTCGGATTCCATGGCAAACCGCCGCACAGGGCTGGTTTCCTCCTGATACCCAGCAATGCCGGTCGGCATTCCGGTAGCCACGCCACCCGACTGCATGAACGGGCCAATCCGATTGACGGCATCCATCCCGTAGAAAAGCTCTATTTCGTCCAGGCTGATCCACCTGGACCGCATGATGTAGCTGCCCTGATTCAAATCATAATCATCAAGATCGGGGTCAATATAAACCGCGAAATTGTCTGCCGCCCGAGTTCGCACGTCGCCCAGGTCATTGCGCTGAAAATCAATGCGCGTGTCAAAATACCCGCGCCCGGTCAGAAGCCCGTCCAGATAGACCTCGGCATTCACGAACCCAAGCTGGCTCATCTCGGAAATCTGCAACTCAATGTGCGAAAGCACCTGCGCCAATTCGGCGGTGCCTTCCCCATCATAGCCTGGCAGAAACCGAATGTCCGTGCGCTGGTTGAGGAAGTACCCCAGCACCAGATTGACCAAAGGCCGAATTTTGTTGAGGGTCAGCGCCGGCCGCTTTTCAAGCTGAAGCTTCCGAAGATCGGCCTCGCTCCATTGGCGGCCCTCGAAGTAATCCACGCATTTCCGCGCCGTATCCGACCACTTTTGCAGCGCATCCGCCGCCCGGCGCCACCGCTGCGCATGAAGCAGGATTTTGTCGCTGTCCTGCGGGGGCAGGGGCCGAATTGCTGCGTTCATGGTCATGTCACCAGCCACAAAGCCGCCGGCCGGTCAGGTTGTGGGCCAGGATAGCCCGCGCCGTTTCGGTCGTCAGAGCGTCTTGCGCGTGAATCAAGATAGGCCGCCATGCCAAGCACTCACTTACGGGGCCAGTCTTGGCGCAGGCGCTCAACAGGATCAGGCTCACGATCAGCGCGAATTTCAGCATTGGCTCGTTCTCCTGCCGCCTTCACTTCCGCCTGCGTGGCCCTGGTGCGGGCTGCGGCAGAACCTTCGCTGCGCCCTTTCAGCCAGGCCGCGCCAAAAGCCGCCAGGATAAACCCAACGCCGGCGACATACTTGGTTACGCGCGCCCCAATGAGGGTCGCCCAGGTGGCCAGCATCAAACGGCTCGTTTGGCGCGCTGCGTCAGCACCCAGGAAACGGCCACGACCGCCACGCCGATCACCAGCGCCACGCCCACCCACTGAGGCAAGGCAGAGAGGCTTTGCAGCGCAGGGGCCGCCGTAGCCGCCGCAGAAGCCGCCGCGGCCACCGTGATCGCCCCTTTGCCGGTGGGGGTGGCCGCCGCCTCGCGCGCCGTGTGGATCGGGCGGGCGATGCCAGCCAAACGCAATCCCTCGTCAATCACGCGCGCCTCATAGGGATTGCCCCCGAGTTCATGCGTGATAATTGCCTCCACCAGCGGGCGGAGATCCTCATACTTATCCACATCAAGGATATCGGTTTCGCTGCTGCGGTTCATGTGCCGCGCAACCTGCGCCACATAAGCGTCTGTATTGTTCTCGTTGCCGGGCGCCCAACGCTGGATGAATTGCCGGATGGTGACGCAATCGTGACGGTCCTGATAGGTGGTCAGCAATGCCGCCAGGGCGCGGATTCCATGCTCATGCGTCTGAAAAACAGCGAAGCGCGGCGGGTTTCCGGTCTGCTCAATGCCGACCTGGCCAACCCATTTATTGCGCGCGTTCCAGTCAATGTTGCCTGGATTTTTGTTACGGTAGCCGCGGCTCTTAAGGGCTTTCATCTTATCGGTTTCCTTGCTGCGGGTTCAATCGTGTTGCGGCGAGAGTTTGCTCAAGGCGGCGCAACATTTCGGTTTGCGCCGCTATCCGCTCATCTACGCGCGAAAGCCACTCACCGATGCGGCGGGCTTCCTGCTTTGTTTGCTGCTCGGCGGCAACCAGGCTCACAATCTGGCGTTCTTGATGATCTACTCGGGTTGACAAGGACGCTGCCCACCAAATGCCCCCACCGGTTTGAATGGCCATCGTAAAAATCAATGCAATCGGCACTTTCTTGTCCAAATGCCAAGCCTCCTGAGTGACGCGATCCATGGCCGCCTGCTCCTTTTTTACAAAGCCGCCTTTGCGTTTTTTGAAATTGACAATTCAATAAGAGGATCTTCGGGAAGGCTTACGTCCTGTCCGATAAAGATGGATGCAATTGCGGCGCAATCCGCAGTATTCCAATCCGCGCGCCCGTTCTGCATGGCGTGTGCCAAAAGTTTAGATTCATCTGCAAAGCAGGAAATGATGTGATCATTTCCTTGAACTGAAATTTTGACCCGAATCATTACTTGGCGCCGTTTCAACTCATAGACCGTCTCAACCAAGGTTGCCATTTTCTAGTTTCCTTCTTCCTTAACCAAAAAAAATAGACAAAACTGCTGCTTTCCTTTGGGGCTCAGTTTGCTGCCTTTAAGGCGCGGTGTAGCCCTGGAAGTTCGCGCGCACAGTACCAGCCGCCGAGAGGTTGGCATTGAGCGCGGAGGCCGCCGTCACGGTTAGGTGGATTGGGAATTCCACCGCTACCGGGAAATTCGGCGGCAGCGGCAAGCGCCATTTTTCGTTTGTGTTGTCGAGGATGATCAGGTCCACGGCTGAGGCGCCGGTATTGATCGCCTGAACGGCTACCAAGTGTCTTTTTTGACCAGCGGCGGCGGCAGTAGCAATTACTTGAGCCCCCGCTCCGGTAAGAGCGAGGCTTGCATCAAAAGTGGCTTCTGGCAGGGCGTAAGGCTTCACGAGCCCAGCCCCAATCATCGTGCCTACCCAGGGCACGCTATCACCCGCCGCCGACATCGGAGCGATGTTTGCATTAGATGCGCGCAGACCAGCCGTGATCGGGTTGCCGATAGCCGCGTCCGCAGCCACCGTGCCGGCCACGTTGGTCGAGGTCATTGTGACCTGTGGGGTGTTCTGAACCGCCACCGGAGCGGCGCCGGCAATGTCCCCAGCAGGGCGAGGTAACATTTCAACGCGATGGCGCTCAAAATCAAAAATCCGCACGAAAGACAGGCGAAACTCGGTGCGGCGAATGATGGAGCCACCGCACGCGGTAAGCGCGAAGTCATCCGGCCACGTTTGCCCCGGCAGGCTCACCAGCGTCAGAACGGTAGTGGCCACGTTTGCAACGGACCAGACGCCATCCACGCCTAGGGAGGCGCCCAGGCCCGGCACCGAGCGGCACCCAATCGCGTTCACGAGATCGCCAATCGCGGCACCAGCCCAGTTGCCGTTGCCGGTGAGCACAAGCTGGCGCCTGCCATCCGAGAGGGTGGTGAGCGTCGCATTGATCGCGGTTTGCGCCGTGACGCCAAGCGCGCTCATCAGGTTGCCGCCTTGGACCTTCGCCACAAAGCCGCCATACGCGGCGCCGGTCGTGCCGGTGCCAATGACAGCCGTGAAGGTGTTGGCGTTCACCACAGTTACAGCAGTCGCGACGGCAAGGTTCGGGAAATTCGCCGCTGCTGTATCGCTTGATCCATAGAAGACCGCGCTATCGCCAGTCACCAGCCCATGCGGCTCGTCAGTGACGAAAGTTCCGGCGGTCGTGCCTGACTTGGTGACTGAAACAACCTGAGCGTTCGGCACAGTAAGCGACTTGTTGTTCGTGGCCCGGATGCGCAGCTTGTAGTTCTCTGCTGGGTCAGGGCAGACCTGATTGCGCAGCAATCGGTTTGTGGCAGCCGCGACGGAATCAACGGCAGAGTCAAACCATTGAGTGCGATCCGCCTGGACGATCAGGCTGTATAGCGTTGACGGGCTGAAGCCGTTTTGGAAAGGCAAGTTGACTAGCGCAATTGAGTTGGTGGAGCCGACCGCTATGCAGTGGTTGCCAACAATGGTGCCGGAAGGCAGCGCATCGCCAGCCTCAGACCGGATATACAAGCTGGCATTGGTGGCGGTAACATTCTCAAAAATAATGGAAACGCCGTTCTGCGCGCGACCAAGACGCTCACGAAAAAATACAAAGCCTTTGGCGCCGGCAGGATCAGCGATCGTTTGCGATGGAATTGTGCCGCCAGGGCCAGCCGTGCAGGTAAATTGGTTTGGCGTTGGGACGGACGCCACAACCAGCGCGGGATAATTGGCGAGCTGATTGCTACAGTCACGAATGCCGATGCTTTTGCCCACAGACAGGCCATGGTTCGCCACGGTCCCGACAGTGAGCACGCTCAAGGTTTGGCTGATCGAGGCGATCTCGAGGTCGGCGATGTTCGCCAGTGGCGTGCCGGTATCCACAACCTCTGCCGCGAATTCCTGACCAAGAGTGCGCTGGCTCATATGCGCGCCAAGCACCACTTCGGCGGGCATTGAAAAATTCAGTACCGACTCAATGACAGTCTCAGTGCCGGCAATAAGCGGATTTTTGCTAATGCTCAAATAGCTGGCAGCCGCCGCGTTACCAAGAATCATGACCAAATCACCAGGGCCAATACTTTCAAGCCAACGCTCACCCGGAATATACCGCTCAAAGGCATCCCGAAATTTGGTGTTCATATTTCCAAGCGGCCGAAAAGCTTTTGCGTGAGCGCCATCAGGCTGAAGCCCACCCGTCGAAATGCCGCCCGTAGAACTTGGGGTATTGCTCATGACAGACATCCTTGCCGCGCCCGCCCGCTCGGCGCGCGCATGTTAGTGGGCAACCGCCCTCATTTTGCTAAAAGCCTAATAGGCCATATGCGATGTTTGGCTGGTTTGGCTGGCAAGCAATTTCGCCACCACAGAATCCGCCATCTTGCGCGGCGCAACCGGCATGAAGAAACTCATAGCCAAGCAATCGCCAACGTCCGGAGAAGGCAAGCCGCGCGCCTTCATGTCGTCCTTGGTTTCCAATTGCCACCGGCTCTTGCTGTCAAACCCATACTCAGGGCCAGTCAGATCATCGCGCAGCTCGTCGCTGTCCTCGATAATTCCACCGTCCTTCAGCCACTCCCGAACCGAATGCCACATTTCAACACGGCGGTTGAAAAACTTGGTCTCATCCAAAGGCTTCATCGAGCCCATCACGCTCTCGACCTCATAGCCAAGGCGCTTGAGACCATCCACAACACCACCACCCACACCAACCGCATCCACAAACACCGCATCCGGCCCCAGGCTATTGATCGCCTCAGCAACCAACAAAGCCAATTCCTGCGTGTCCTTGCCCCGATACTTGGCATGAACCATAAACAAATTGCCGCGGCGCAACCCGATCACACTCTGATCGTCGCCAAAGCGCGCAACGTCCACACTCATAATCAGCGGCGCCCAGGCCGGCGCATCCTCAGCCAGCGACACCCGCACCGGAGCCCCCTGCTCCGCCAATTCACCCATACGCTCGCGCTTGCGCCGCAACAGCGCCCGATACCGAGCCCGCGCCGCCTCCACAAAATCCTCAGCAATGAACTGGCTACTGGCAGCCCGAGGAAACTCACCCTTCACGCGAACCCGAACAAAATCCGAATCCTCGCCGTAATCCTCAACCCACTGGGCAATCTGCCCCTGGTCAGCCTTCTTCGCCTTCCGGCTGTCCACCGTCAGCACACGCCACCGATGCCGGAACCGACGAAAGCACTCCCGAAAACGGCCGGTATTCCGCGTCCCATTCCCGAACGCAAACCACATCGCACCCGTCGTCGTCAGCGCACCCTCAGCCGTTTCCCAAATCAAATCTTCAATGGCAGACGCCTCATCAAATATCAGCAACACATGCGTCTCGTGCGTACCAGCAAACGCCTCAGCCCGCTCCTTGGACCAGGGCACCGCATTGGCACACCAAGTCTCAGGCGCAGCCTTCAACGAAAACTTCTGCGCACTCCACGAAAACCAACCCGCATTCCTGACCATCCGATGCCACTTGGCCAACTCGCGCCAGGTCTTGGTCGTCAACTGAGAAACCGTATTGGCAGTCACCACAATCTGCGGATTAGGTCGCGTACTCATGAACCAAAGAATTATCCAAGCGACCAAAGTAGTCTTGCCAACACCATGACCACTCGCAACCGCATACCTCAACGCACCGTCAAGGCTGGCACCCTTCGCCAAATCCTCCGCAACCATCGTCAAAATCTCGACGTGCCAATCGTCCGGCCCATCCTCACGCTCCAACAACGTCCCCTTCTCACCCCAAGGAAACATCGTCCGAACAAACAACAAAGGATCATTCACACACGCCGCAACATCAGCAACCAGCGCAGCTTCCAAATCCTCCGCACCAACAGCCTCAACACGACGACGACCCAAAACCCACCCCCTACAAGAAAAAATAATCGGGGGGGGTTATGATTAGACCCCCACCCCCTCGCTTTCGGTGTGCCGGGGGGGTGGCCGCCGTGCCAGGCCGCGCCCGCCGTCCGTTCGCCCGCCCTCGCCGCCCGCTCTCGCCCCTGCCTGCCCCACGACCCCGCTTGCCGCCCCTGCCTGCCTGCCACCCCTTCCGGTCGCCGGCCTACTTGGGCCGCCTTCAACCCGGCAAAGTGGCCTGCCTCATAGCGCGCATGTTCCTAGAACCGGCGCGCTACCCGCTTAAAAGCCTAGAAGCCCAGGGTTTCGACGGTCTCCGCCCTCGTCGGTGTGGCGGATTTCAGCCCGCCAGGCATGGATGGCACAACTTTGACCGGCTCCCGAGGCTGCGACAGCGCCGATTGGAGCGCCGCGACGAGCGCCGCGTTGCCTGCCGCCTTGTTCCCTGCCTCAGTGCGCTTCTCCGCCCAGGTGGCGCCGATGATCCGCCCCAGGATTGTCAGGCTTGGGATAGCCGCCGGCCCTTTGGCGGTGGCGCTGGCCAGCAGCGAGGCCGCCGCCTGGGTGATGCTGCCCCCGAGTTCCCGCGCAATCCGGTCTGGATCGGCCACCTGCTCGATCATCATGGCGGCCAAGGCGCGGGCTTCATCATCCACCACGACCTTGACCGGATTTCTGTCGGATGGCGGAACCGTCCCCCCTCTTTTCTTGCTTGATGAGGCTTTTGTCGCGGTTGCGCGCGTTGGGGCGGTTTCTTCCATTTTCCTGTGGTTTTCGGGGCTTTTGCTGCCTCTGTGGGCGCGTTAGATGCGGTTTAGCGGGCCTGGTATCGGCTAGATCGGCCTGAGAGGCTGGTTGTTGGTGCGTGTGGGCTTGCCTGCCCTGTGGTGGGGCTTTGGCGGGGCCTTTGGGCTGTCCCCTGGCTGTTTGGGGGGCTTCCCGCGCGTGTGTGCGGATTACCTGATCCCTCAGCAACCTGTTTTCGGGAGGTGGGGTTCGGTCTGATTGCTCATTCCCCCCTTGATCCCCCCTTTCTCATTTTCGCTCGGCGCACTTTTTCGATCTTGGCGAAAGCCCTCTTGCATTTTGGATACTTTGTAAAGCAAAATCTGGTATCTGCGCGGTTTTTCTTCACTACATATAGTAGCGTGAGTATCGTTCTTTTTATCTTGCTATCCGTGTTGGTATCTGACTATACTGATGCGGATAGAAGCGATGGGGCTTCTATCGGATGCGGAAGGTTCTCACTGATATGGACAAGGTTGCATCTTTCACCCCCGCGCCATGGGCCATCACGAAGGGCGCGTATGGCGCGTTGCGTGTTGGTCCGGCTGTGCTGGACCATCCCGGCAAGGCGCGCGTGGAATACGCTCTGGAGCGTGGCCGCGACCTGCTGGCCCAGCGTGACGCTGACGCGAGGCTTATTGAAGCCGCGCCGAAGATGCTGGCTGCGCTATGGGCCATTGCAAACCGCCTGGAAGAAATCGGCTTAGGTTCTGACACGCGACCCGCTTACGACACGGCAATCTCCGCCCTGCGTGATGCTACCGGACGTTCCGCCAATGACATCGCAGCCGAGATTGAAGGCGGTGCAGCATGAACGCCGCCGCCATGGATCGCCTTGTGGCGGACATCAATCGGCTGGCTGGGTGCGTTGTGCCTCGTCAACGTGGGCGCCGCATCCAATACGCCACCTTCCAGCCTGGACACCCAAAGGTGGCGCCGCAGGGCTTTGTCGAGGTGCATATTGGTCGCCCCGAAAGCCGAAACGTCCTTAGCCTGTCTCGTGGCGCTGCGCTGGAGTTTATCGCCCAGGTGGAGCGCCATGCGGGTGAAGGGGTTGGCCAATGACCAATCTCCAAATCTGCCAAGACGTGTTGGAGCGCGCCCGCGACGCTGACGACACTTGGATCGAACGCGCTGCGCTTGCCTGCGCCCGCGCTGCCCGCTGGGGCTTCAAGATGCCCCCGCGCGAGTGGCTTTTGGTCAAAGCCTTCTGGCTTGACCTTCAGGAAACCCAAAACGCGGAGGTTACAGCATGAGCGCCGCCCTGAAAGACACCGGCCTGCTCTCCCGGCTTAACGCCGGGGAGCGCCGTATCAAGGTATTGCTTGGACGCGAAGGCGCCGGGCCGATCCTGACGACGGTGGAAGCCGCCTTGCGCCGATTCGACGGATTGAACCTCCGCTACTGCCATACCGATATTTGGCGGATGCAGCGCAATCGTGACGTGGCGCTGTGGGCTGACCCCATGGCGGGGCTATTCATTCGCGCCGTGCGCCCTGATCTACCCATGCTGCGCCATAGCTATACGCCCTGGGGCCAGCCTGACCGCCTGACAAGCTTCGGCTGGTTGGAAACTCCACAAGAAGATGCCCTTGGCGCTTTAGGTGGCGTTCATCTGAAGGCATGGGGAACCCCTGGGCATGGAGGCATGGAACTCTGCCCCCGTTTTCTGCCAAGCATTCCCGAGGCTGTGCGCGCGGCGCGGCCTGATCCTGAATCGCGTTGGTTTGACGATGTGGACCAATGGGGCATTGTGGCCTGCGCCTTCCCCCGCCTGTTCACCGATGCCGAGGTTACTCAGGGCTGGCGCCACCTGACGGAAGGCCACGAATACTACGCCGCTCAATTCGCCGGGAATGCAGCCAATGCCGCAATGCCCGAGGCAAACCGGCAATGGAGCGCGAAAGCCGCGCCCCGCTGCGCTGCGATGGCCGCCGCCGTGCGGGAATGGCACCCGCACCCGCCTACCGGCGAGGCTATGCGCCTTATCACTGATCTGAGCGAGGTGGCGCTGTGAGCCAATACCGCCGCCTGCACCCGTCACCCCCGCCAATCCGGCGCTGGGAAACCTTGTTCATTGGCGCGGGCTTAATCGCCCTCGCCCTGGCCCCGATTGCTGTCGTCATTGTGGGCATGGCCACCATGCCGGCCTGCCCCTGGGTCGGAGGCTAAACCATGGCCCAATCAAACGCCCGGCTAGTGCGCCGCAAGCCCAAAAAGACCTCGCAAATGGACGCCTACGACGCGCTGCCCGCGATTGTGCGCGCCGCGTTTCAGGAGGGTCCAAACCAGTATTGCACGGTTCAAGCCCTCTATGTTTACCGGCGCCACAAGAAGCACGGCCCGGAAAAAGTGGCGGAAGCCCTGGCGCGGTTCACCATGGAAAGCCACCAACGCGAGATTGCGCTGGCTATCCCTTGGTCCTCAGACCCAAGGAACCCGTCCAGCCCACACATTCGGGCTGGCGCCACCATGCAGCTATCGGGGCGCCCGCCTGTGCTGGCGCAGCCGGAGCCGCAAGCCACGAAACCGCCGCGCCAAGCTGCGCTTCTGTAACCCTGGCCGGGGGCTTCGGCCCCCTGCCTTGCCAGCCCCGCCGCGACGCGAGGCTGACACGGCAATCAAGCCGCCACGGAGACCACACGAATGAGCAACCCCGACAAGCCCGAGTGGCTAGTGCCAATCTCCCGCGTGGTTCACCACGCGATCCAACCCGGCGCGATCCGCGTGAAGGCCGGAAGCCAAGCCGAGGCTATCAGCCTAGCGCGATCCGCACTCGATTTTGGACACACGCAATCTGTGGAATGGGAACCTGTCTCGGAAATCCAAGACGCGGAATGTCCCGAGATTCACGACGATCTTGAGGAAAGCGACGTGCTGCCTGTGGATGACACGGCCCGCGCGCTGCTTGAGCCGCTTGAGGCGGAGGCCGGCCAATGAGCGCGTCCGAAGCCGTGACCATGCGGATTTGCGCTGAAGCCCAGGTTGAAACCCTGATCCAATCTAACCAAGCGATAGGGCTCCGCCCGCCGACGCTTGCCCTGTCAGCCGCCCTTGCCGCCATCATGCTGGTCATTCGCCAAAGTGGGCCGGTTGGGCTTGAGCAAAAGCTTGAGGGCCTGTTGGTTGCAATGAAGGGCATGGCGGAACTGGAATACGACCGCCACCTGACCGAGTTGGCCGAGATGGCGCGACAAAACCAGCGCGTAACCAGCACGGCGCCCGCGTCAAATGCGGTGAATTGACCATGCCCGTTTCTTTCCACCGCGCGAGAGACCCACCAACCGGCGCCAGCCCATACCTGGCGCCGCGTCGCGCCCTTCGCCCGGCTGGCACTCGCCAGCCCGGCGAGGCAATCCAGCCTCGAACAAGGAACCCGCACAATGAACCTAGCGAAGCCACCCTGCCTTATGGCAGTCTCCGCCAATCCCGCCGTTTCCGGCGAATGGGGCATGACAATCAACCTTTCCCTCGCCCATCAGCTTCCCCGGCTGCTGGTCACGATCCGCAAGGCGGATGAAATCGAGCCTGCAATCCGGCGCTTTGGGCAAGCCGTGGCGCTGCTCTGGCCCGACGCTTCGTTCTTCATCCACGCCAGCCACCAAAAGCGCGCCTGGAATAGCCCTGGCGCCGAAGCTGGCCGCAAAGTGCCCAAGATGGACGATACGATTGACGGCTTGGGCCGCGTTCGCTCCCTGTGGGTGCGCGCCGACCAGGCCGCCGAAGGCGCCCGCCTGGAGGGTGAACCCTTGCCGGCGCCAATTGCTGACACCACGATCATGGACGAGTTTGCTATGGTCCAGACCATCGCCACCACGATCCGCGCCGATCTCATGGCGCGGCGCATGAAATCCGCAGCTTGAGG